ATTATCAGAAGTTTATATACCAGAATCAAGACGACAAATATTTATCATTACGGTTCCACATTATTTTAGGAGAACTTGGTTTGATGATGACGGAGTTGTTTATAAACCTTGGGAACTAAAAGAATTTATAGATTTTAACGAGTATAATAATTATTTTTACTTTTTACACCAATATAATTTACTGAATAAGTTTGTGGGTCGTGATAAAATAATTTGGGGAACTTGGGACGGAGATTTACCAAAAAAAATGTTTGATGTAAAGTTCGAAACATATGACTTGGTTAAGGATAAATTGCACCCGGGTATAGAATCACACAAAAGATATGCAGAGAAAATAAAAAATGTATTACAAAATAGATTTAAGTAATTACGAACCAAAAAAAGTTCCAAAGTATCAAGAGTTTAATAATTGGAAACAAATGAAATGGAATGAAGTTCAAATAGATATTTTAAGAGAGTTGAACGAATTCAAAGATTCATTTGGTAAAGATTGGGAAGAGTGGAATATATCTGATTTAAAACACAGACTACAAAACAATTGGTCATTTTATTTAGTTGAGGGTGGTTGGGCATTTATAGATTGGAATAGAGGATATCCTTACTTGTGTAATCGTTATGTAATGCCAGAACATAGAAATAAAGGATTAGGAAGTGATTTAGTTTGGTTAAGGTGTAATGAAATTAAACAACAAGGATATGATACTGCTATGATTAAATTAGAAGATTGGAACACACCAGCACTATCAGTTATGAAAGAGAATATTTTCACAGAATTAACAGAAATTTGATATTTATTAGTAGGAAAAAATTATGTCAGTACAAACAAAAGTAAAGAGTTTTTTAAATTATGTAACGGGAAGTGCAGGTGGTTGGCCTTCACTTTCTAATGCCGCTATTATTGGTGGTATAGATTTTGTAGAACAAACAGGTTCAAATGATATATATTTTATTGAATACAATACCAACATAGGTATTGTAGGTAGTTATGCAATGCAAACTGGTAGTTATTTTGATGTAATGGCAGACTATGCAGTATCAAAGAATTATGATAAATGTTATGTTTATGGTATGTCGGGTAAAAAACAAAACCCACCATACTTACAACAATCATTAATTAGTTCAAGTTTTGCAAAACACAATATACCAGTAACATTTGAGTATCAAATGAACACATCACACACTTACTTCGCACAAAGAGGTAAGGCACAATACTCTGGTAGTTTCCACTTATTCTTTGAGACACCTTGGTATAGTGATGATAATTTATTAGAAATCGTAAGTGGGTCATTTAACAAAACTACATTTAGAACTATATTGGGTTCATCACCAGTTAGTTCAAGTTTAATTCCACTATTCAACACATCATCTTTTACGGATAATATAAATCACCCAGACTTTGTAACAAAGAATCCAGCACTTGACTCGGGTATTCAGTCTAATGCTATTGGACTATACTCTTATAACGCTGATAGTTCAAGTTATCAAGACGCAGTAGATAATAACTTATTGATAGAAACCTTTATGGTTCATAGTGGTAGTTATGATAGTTCTATTCCACAATCATACTTGGGTGTTGGTAAATGTGATTTTATGATGACACCAGAAAAGATAGTGGTATTCACAGAAAGAGAAGCCGGAACAGCTATCAAGTTAAACAAATCAACTGATGACTCTTGGAATTACATTGGTATGAAAGGTAAAACAACCGCAAGTGGTAGTTTAATTCAAATGTATGATGGAACAACAACACAAGTTCAAGATGTGGAAGTTGGTGATGTAGTTAAATCCTACCAACCATTAGATATGCCAGATGAATCACAAAACTATTTAGCATACACTACAACAGATTTAAGTGGTTCAACAACACAAGGTTCAATTGTAACGAATGTTATGAAAACAATGTCTTATGGGTATTACTTAATTAATGGTAGTATTAAAGCACCTTATAATCCAAATCAATTAAATAATGATGTCAGATACTTTGTTAAGAAAAGTGGGACTTGGGCTTGGCATACAGCAGATGAACTTGAAGTAGGAGACTATTTACTAGACCCAGATGGAAATGAAACAGAAATTACATCAAAGACAGAAAATTCAGGTGATATTACTTGGTATTCATTAGATGTCGAGGATATTGATACTTACTTCCAATCAAATATATTGGTTCACAATATCCCACCAAAGTGTTTTGTAGCAGGAACACCAATCACAATGGGTGATGGAACAACGAAATCAATTGAGTTAGTTGAAGTTGGTGATGAAATACACAACTACGATTTTGATAGTAAAGAAATTAAAGTAGGAAAAGTATTATCCATTGAAACACCAACACACGCAGATATTGTAGAGATTAGTTTTGATGATAAGAAGACAAGAAATACATTTGACCACCCATATTGGGTTGTTGGAAAAGGTTGGTCATCTTATAAACCACAATGGACTGAAAAAAGATATGATATTGAAACCAAACAATTAGAAGTTGGAGATAAATGTTTAGAACTTCAGAATGAAAAACTTGTAGAGATTGAGATTACTGATTTACAAGAGGATATAAATCCAGTCCAAACATATTCATTAGAGGTTGAAACACATCACAATTACTTTGCAAATGATGTATTAGTTCATAATAAGTTTTGTTTTTTACCAGAACAAGTAATTAATATGGGTGAAGGTAATTATAAAAGAATTGATGAGATAGAATTAGGGGAGAGTGTATTGGTTTTTGATGAAGAAAATGATGAGTTTAAGGAAGGTAAAGTCAATTCTATTATGAAAAAACTACACGATGATTGTTATGAATTAACATTAGAATCTGGTCAAACACTTAAACCAACGGGAAACCACCCATTTTTATTGAGAGATAAGGGTTGGTCAACAATAGACGGACATAATCCAAATCACGCAGGTGGTAGTGAAGTTATAGAAGTTGGTGATTATATTAGAGATTTAGATGGTTGGGTAGAGATTACTGATATCAAAAGGATTAAAGGAGAGCACATTACCTACAATTTGTTAAATCAAGACTATGGAACAATTGTAGCGCATGACATAGTTAGTCATAATAGTTCATTTTGTTTCACATACGATACGATGATTACATTGGCAGACGGAACATATCAAAAAATTTGTAAAGTAAGACCAAATGATATGATAAAAACATATGATGTTGAAACTGGTAAATTACAAAATTCAAAGGTATTAGAAACGGTAAAAATATTACACGACAATATGGTCACATATAAATTTAATGACAATACAAAAATTGAGGCAACTGATGACCACCCATTTTATATAGTTGGGGATTCTGAAGTAGATTCAGATTACAGACCATTAACTATTGGTGATGTAGTATTGAATGATGAATTACAAAAGATAGAAGTTGTCAATATAGAGGTAAATAATGTGAAAAAAATTACATACAATATCAATAGAACTGATAATGGTAAAAATTATTTCGCAAATAGGGTTTTAGTTTCTGATGAGTCTGATACATAATCACGATTTCAAGTGGTATTTAGTAAGAGATAATTTTTTAACACCAGAAGAGTGTGAATCTCAAATACAACACATAAACGATAAAGTTGATAAAGATGAGTTTGTGTGGGGTAGTTTACACAATTGTAAAAATGTCGAAACCGAAGATAAAAATGTATTAAATAAAATATGGAAAATAGCAAAACTATCTAATCAACTCGTATTTAAATTTGATATTGATAGTATACAACACTCTTGTATAAAGTTATATCCGATAGAAAATTTTAAGGATATAAACTCTCGTTTAGGAGCAGGAACACTATTTCATTCAGATTATGCAGCAGGAGACGGAAAGGTAGTTAACACTACTACCAAAATGTCTTGTGTGATATTTCTAAATGATGAGTTTGAGGGTGGCGGTTTACAAATTTGGAACGATAAAATAGATGCTAAAAAAGGTAGGATAATTATATTTCCATCATTTGCAGCACACAGAGTCTTAGAGTTTGATAAAAAAGATAGATACACTATGATAACATTTATAAAAGGAAACACTTTTAAATGAAACTAAATAACGATTTTAAATATTCAATACAAATACCAAAGTTTTTAACACACGAAAAATGTGATGAGTTAATAGAAAAAATAACCACAACAGAAGAAGTTGTAACAGGTGGAGTTGGTGGTGAGTGTGGTGAAGCAGCAATCATACCAGAGATACGAGTTACAGAGGAGTGGTATTTATTTGACCAACCAGACAATAGACTTAGACCAGACAAATGTAATAATGATTGGAAGTGGTTACAAGACAAGATACACCAAGTAGTAAAGATAGTTAATCAAGGTGTATTTCACTTTGATATAGACGGAGCAGATGACGAATTAAAACTTATCAAGTATCATCAGGGTGGATTTTATGGTTGGCACACAGACTTTAATGCAGGTAGTTGTTCTAATAGAAAACTTGTAGCAATCGTCCAACTAACAGACCCAAGTGAATACGAGGGTGGTGAAGTTCAATTTGGTATCCAAGATAAACACACAAAAGAGTGGTATACAATGAACCAATTAAAAGGTTCTCTAACAATATTTCCTACATTCTTATCTCACAATGTTACACCAGTTACCAAAGGAACAAGATATGTTCTACAAGAATTATTTATTGGAGACCACTTTAGATGATAGAGAATCTAACACAAAAGAAAAACTTTAAGTTTGTTGTTCACAAAGATGATTTCCTAACTGAAAAGAGATGTGATGAATTATTGGAAATGTTTAATAATTCAGAGCAACACAAAGCTACGGTAGCAGGAACTTATAAAGGAAATGGTGCTGATGTTGTAAATGAAAATGTTCGTAAAGTTCAAGAGGTTAGATTTGATAGTGATGTGATATTGTCAGACGGATTTAATCTAAACAAAAATATAAATATGGCTTGTGAAATGGCAAATAGATTATTTTTTAATTTTGATATCTCAAACCAACTTTCTAATATTCGTATGTTGAGGTATGAGGACACGGGTAAATATGATTGGCACTTGGACATTGGAAATGAAGAAACATCAGTTCGTAAAATTACAGCAATCGTCCAACTATCAGATGAAAATGATTATGAGGGTGGGAACTTTGAGTTCAGTATGACTGACGAAACAGGTAAAGACACCGCAGTCGGTAGTAGAAAGAAAGGAAGTTTAATATTGTTTCCATCATATTTGGGACATAGAGTATCACCACTAACGAGTGGAGTAAGAAGTTCAATATTAACTTGGATGTTGGGAAATGCATTTAAATAAAGTATTAGTATTAGGTTGTAGTCGTAGTGGGACGACAGAGTTTTGTAAAACATTACAAGAGATTACATCTAAAAAATTTATATGGGAACCAGAATTTAATCATTCAGAAAAAATAATAGAATCTTTGGGTGTAAAAACATTTCTTGACAAAATGTATGACAATGAAGATACATTTGGTATAAAGTTTGGTGTATATCCAGAAAAAAAGTTACATAGAACCATAATAGAATATCACGATTTAGTTTTCTTTTTATCAAGAAGAAATGTATTTCAACAAGCGTTATCATTGAATCTAGCAAAGAGAACAGAAAAATGGAGAGCAGTTGATTTTGGTGTAGAAACATTCTCACAAAAAGAAAAAGATGAGTATAATAAAATCAAAGTTAGTAAAATTAATATTGAAGATATAAAGAGAGATATAAAAGGAATAAAAGAAACTTCAATAAAAACTATTGGTTATTTAAAAAACCACAAAAATTCACGAATACTATTTTATGAAGATTTATTTGGATTCTTCTCTGGTGTTAAAATAAACACCGAAGATAATTACAAAAATATTGAGAACTGGCAAGAACTAAAAACTTTTTACGAACAGAATAAAGATTTTTGTCATTTTGACTTATAGTATTACTATTTATTTATATCTAAAAGGTTATTCACTATGAAAACAAAAACACTATTTGACCACATAAAAGAAATTACAAATTCACAGAACCCAAATTATTGGGAGGATATTTCTGACGCTGATAAAAAAACTTGGTCAAATTATATGGTTCACAGATTTCTATCAATGAAACCAGAGTGGATTGAAGTAGTGAACGAAATACAACAATACTGGGAATTAGAACCAAAATCAGTTTATCAATTCTACACCAATATAATTCCCAAGAGCAGAACATTTCTCAGATATACAAAGTCTAAGAAGAAATCAAAGATAGAAAAGTGGGCTATGGATATATTATGTGAGTATTTTGAAGATAGTTCAGAAAATATTGAAAAAACACTTGACATTATGGGCAAAGATGTTGTATATTCAATTATATCCAAATATGGTGTAGACGAAAAGCAACTAAAAAAAATATGGAGTAAATAATGATTAAAGACTCACCAACAAAAGTTATTGATGATGTCGGTCAAGAATATGACCCAACAGAAATACCAAGAGCAACCTTGACCAAAGAAGAACAAGAAATGGTAGATACACAAGATGTTGTAAGTTATATGGAGAGAACTTATCCTGAAATGACAGGTGAGTTTCTAAAAATACAATCAGAACAATATGAATTGTTTTGTAGAAAACAATATGATTATGGCCCACAAAATATTGCAGTCGGAACAATTCTAAAAACACCAGAGGATATTAAGTTATCTTT